GGAAACTTAACTAGTTTACCTAAGAAATACATTTGTCTACCTGTTTCAAGGTCCATGATCCCACCTTCCGTAGGCGCATCCATTGGGCTACCACCACGGCTCATGAATCTAAAAGCCGTGCCACCTGTATTTGTATCGTCTTCATCATCGCTATCATCACCAGTGTTATTTTCCATATCTTCATCAAATAAAATTTGATTATTATCGTCATCATCTCCTTGATTAAGTGGGTTACCAGCAGCATCTATTTCACCCGATAATCTAGCGTTCATATAATTTTGATAGCCCTCTGCAGACAATCCATATTTTTCTCTTGCTTTTCTTGTTCTTGGGTCGTTTTGAAAAAAATCTATATTTTTATTTAAACTAAAATTTCTAAAAGGAATTAGTGCATTTAAACCCATACCTAAAAATCCAGGTAAATTTGATTTTGGAACACCGGCTCTTAATAAATTTAAAGTTGTCAAACCACGATCTCTCGCAAATTTATCTTCCATGGCTTTGGTTCTATTATCTTTTGTATATTGAAAATCATCATAACCCTCATCACCTGCTCCACCCAGGGTTCCTTTTTTTTCTCCACCACCTTTTACTTTTGCTTTTGATGAGTAGTCTGTAATATAACTTTCTCTTCGGTCATCACCTCCGTCGTTTCCACCACCGTTTCCACCTTTTCCGCCGCCTCCGCCACCAGAGGGTCCTTTTGATGCTCCGCCACTTCCTGTAGCAGCATCACTACCTTGATATCCACCACCAAACCTGTAGCCTAATCTACCACCGTCTTCTAACATCTGTCTGACTTGTTGTGCTCTAGTTATTGCCATTACTCTTCTGATCCTGCTCCTAATGGTGGCATGTTCGCCACTTTAATTTTTACAGATCTTGTAACATCTTCGTATACAGTATCTGTGCTCGGGTTTGCAATATCATCCTCTGCCTCTTTATCCGAGTTATATTCATGCCCTGTTTTCTTGTTTCTTAATACTATTTCAGTTTCACACTCAACAACAGGTACTTTTTTACCGTTAATTATTTCGTATCTCACTGATGGTGGTTCTGTAAATGCCATATTATTCTCTATTTATTTGTAGCACAGAAATTATGATATGTAACCTATTTCCTGTAGCTGCGGTTGCTTTTAATACTTCACCCTCTGTTAAAATTAAAGGATGCGTTAGTAATTCTAAGGTAGCATTAGCTGATATAGCTTTTGTTTTAAACAAACTAAACACATTTGAAGAAGTATCTGTTACTGTTAAAGTTATACTATCAGCGTTACCTGAGTCCTCAGATACTAATATAGATTTAATTATACTAGTTGCTGCGTTAGTTGTTGTGCCAGCAGCAGGACTTGTATAGACAGTTGTCTCTCCTGTGCTAGTTAGATCTACCTTTGAATTTGTATATATATTAGCCACTTAAAAACCAAGAGAATCTCTCTTGCTCCTGTTTAATTTCATCTAAAAATGTAGAATTTAATTGATCTTTCATAATAGTCAAAGACCTATTTATTTGTTTTTGGTTTGAGAAATCGTATTCTTCTTTTGGTTCTGGTATTCTTATATTTATTTTTGCCATTATCTTCTTCCGTCTGGTTGTAAATCTAGTCTTAATGTACCAAATCTCCAAGATTCACTAGAAGCATCATTTTCTATTTTAACACTTATAAATCTACCTCTAGCTCTAGTATCTTTTTTATCTGTACTTGATGTTATAGTAAAAGGACTTAATGCTGTTTGACTAGATGTTTGTTGAGGGTATCTTTTTACATCTAAACTAACTTTAGCGTTACCTTGTAAATTTTTAAAATCAGGTATAAACCTTCTCATAGCTAAAAATATTTCACCAGCAACTTTTGGTCCTGTTGATCTACCTTTCGCATCTTTACTTCTTTGTTGTAAATCAATGTCAAAAGATTCTATAAAAGATGTAACAGTTGTTGTGCTACCGTTTGGATTAACTTGATCTGTTCCCACCTCATGTTCAAAATATGTAGTTTGTCCTAAACTATCTTGTCCAATTATTACAGGAAACGTTCCATCAGAACTAACATCATACTTTGTAGCAAAAGGATTAGGGTAAACATTTGAATCTATCCAACTAGTTCTCGCTTCTGTCCCTGTATACCAAACACCACCAGGCACACCCGCTGATTCACCATAATTAAATACAACGTATTTATCATTGTATTCAGATCCTGATGATGGATAATACCAAGTAATTTCTGTGTACAAATTATTTAGTCCAGCTGCAACTTGCTGTCCTTTTGTTGTATCAAAATTATCATACACAAAATCTTCAACAGTACAGGGTATACTTTTTACTGTACCATCGTATAGAAAAAAACCTTTTGAACTTAACCAAAACGCTGCTCCATCTATTTCAACAACAGCGTTTTGACCTATCAACCCACAGTTAGTACCAACTTGTTCTAGTTGAAAGGTAAAAGGTGCACCTATAAACTTCATTGTATACAATGCATTATCAGTCCAGACCAAGATAACTTCTTTTGCTTTTAGCGCGCCGATGATCTTTGTGCCATCTTGTAATCTTAGAGTTCCTGCAGTGTTTATAGCTGAGGGTGTATAGGTGTTAATATCTTCTTGATCAGAAAATCTTATAAACATATCATCTTGTGTAGTCGTATCTCCAATGGTTGTTTCTGTTCCAAAGTGTAATAAGTGTCTTGTTGTTGGTGAAATTAAAGTAGATCTTGTTGCCGTTGGATTACTTCCTGTTGCAAACCCAGATGTTGTTGTGGATGCTCTTGTGGTTAAAGCTGATCCTGCTCCAGCATTCCAAGTAAATGTTTTACCATTTAATATTGTTGCAACTAATACTTGACCAAAATTATCTAATGACCATAGACCTGGTTCTAGTGTTACATCAGATGCAGTTGCTGCTTCTCCCCAATTACCATCACCCCATGATCCAATACCCCAACCATAACCATAAGATTGTGCTCTTGGCCCTACAGGCTCGTAAGGCTTAATACTTAAACTACCGCCTGTTGATACTGTACCACTAGCATTAGATGATTGTGTTATTGTAAATGTACTAGATGTTGGAACTGTTATTACCTGAAAATTTTTATCTTCAAAATCTGAATCACTATAACCTGTACCGCTTGGTAATGTTACACTATCTAATTGTACTATATCACCTACAGATAAACCATGTGTAGATTTTGTAATTGTACAAGTAGCTGATGCATTTGTAGTTGCAATAGTTGCAGATGTTAAAGTAGTTTTTAAAGGTGTAATGTCATACAATTGACCTTCAAAGTATAATAATAAAAATTTATCTGTACCTATTGCTACATATCTATTACCGGCAATATCAACAAAAGCATGTTGTGCTCTTGCTACACCTACAATTGTATCAGTTACAAGAGAAGACCAACCACCAACTTTTTCCGGTAAGCCATATCTAAATCTAACATTATCAGAATTAACCCAACGGTTTTCTGCTCCTGCCTCTGTGTTTTGTTTATCTATACCTGGTTTGAATTGATACTCAATTAGAGCCATGATTCGTGCTCCTATATTTTATCTTTATAAGCCCAGCCTCTTGTTGCATTTACAAATACTAATGTAAAGGCAGCGCCATTTGTTGACACAACTAAATTAGAAGCTGCACCTAAAATATTAGAACTGTTTCTAGCTATAGTTAAATTGTTTGATGCAAAGTTAGCACCACTATCAATAAAAGTTACTTCTGATCCTACACTTGGTGATGCTGGTAAAGTTATAGTAATTGCTGATCCAATACCACCTCCTGATGTATCGATTAATAATTGATCACCATCTACAGCAGTGTATGCAGTTGTAGGTGTATAATATCCCTTTTGTCTTATACCTAAATTAACGTTTGTACCATCTGAATATACTAAACATTTAGATCCAACAGGTAAAGCTACTCCTGTGCCAGATGCAGTTTTAATTGTAAGTGTATAATTACTTGTAGATCTTGTTGTTGCGTCTTCTACAATAAATACTCTTTCTGCAGAGTCAGGCATAGTAACATTTCTATTAGCAGCTAATGTGCCTGTAAATTTAAAATATAAATTTTTACCATTAGATACAGCGTGATTTGATAAAGCTAAAGCTACATCACTAGATGCAACATCAACAGCAATATAACCACTAGCTGT